CATTCGCCCCGATTATGATATCGAATCCATTTCCGGCCCAGTGGTTACCGGCAGAGATCGAGGTTGTTCCGTATTTAGGCGGTATGATAAGTCTTGACTTTTTACGTGACGGTCGTTACATCGGTCCAGTAGCTGGTATTAAGATTTTGGATTCGGTATTTTTCGAGACTCAATACGTGGAATACGACGGTGATATCGCCGCATCGGACGAATTGAAAGCCGTTTTCGGCTTACAACACCGGTTTTAGCCGGATTCTAAATGCGAAATAAGCCTTACACAGAAACAGGCATAAAGAGAGTCAAATGCTTACGTTGTGGAAAGCCGAGTTCTCAACAATGGCAGATATGCTCATTGGGTAATAAATGGGCAGGAATTTGTTCGGAATGTGATATTGAATTAAATAGGATGGTTTTGAAGTTTATTGGTGCGAAGGATTGGCAAAAGATTCTCAAGAAATATATATTAAGGCGTAAAAAACAGGCGTGAGGTATGAGTTTTAAGGTACTTACCGGGATTTAAGAATTGGCCTCACCCCCAACAAAGTTCGCCAAGGCCGAGCAAGAGAATGGGCGGCTTAAAACGCGGCGTATGTAAACCAAAGCGAAAAACAAGCCGGCGTAATAGAAGCAGGGACAAATGAAAACATCTAAAGAATACTTCGAGAGGTTTAAGAAAGAGTTTCTTTACTGGCAGACGGAACTGGGCCTGATGCAGTACCGGATTGTTTTTTTCCACATTCCTCTAAAAGAAAATTACGCCGAAATAATAGTTGAAGAGATTGATAAGATTGCAAAAGTCAGCTTATCTACCGACTTAGATAAAATTGATTTACAGAACGATCCAGGCCCGGAGGCTCACGGCAAGCATGAGGCAATACATTTGTTGACAAACAGACTGTTTTGGCTGGGTGATTGTCGATATATAGCAACAACTGATCTTAATGAAGAATGGGAAGCTATAGTTAGAAGACTTGAAAAAGTTTTGAATAAGGAAAAGACATGAAAACTATCGATTTGGGCGAATGAAGATACTGGAGTTAGGCCAGCATTATCATGTCGAAAATACTTATACCTAAGAGAATAAAAAATGACGCATAAACAAAGAATAGTAGTAGAAGCAAGACTACAGGGAAAAACTGCCAAAGAATGTGCAAAAATATCAGGGCTATCTCAAAGCTACTGCAAACACTTAATTACGGGGGAGAAGGGGGGAGTGAAGGATGAGCTCATAAAAAGAACTGCTGAAATAGAGCAGAAAATGAGAATGAAGACGGAGATAACAAGGGATGACATAATCGCCAAATTCATAGCTATCCACGACTTAGGTGTTAAGCCTATTCCTGTCCGCAATACCAAAGGCAGGATCATATCGAGCCGGTTCAACCTCACTGCGGCCAATAAGGCTCTTGAGAATGTAGCTCGTATGCTCGGCTATTACGATGAGGACAACAAGCAGAGGCGCCCCGAATCGCTTGGTAAAGCATTAGCAAATCTTATAAAGGCAAGGGCAGAAAACTCGGATAAAGCACGTCTAAAGCGTATAGAAAGCCAGGACTTGCCTGCTGTCTTTGAAAGCGGCCATGAGACGCCAAAAACGGGTCTGAGCGGTTCTGCTAAAGGGGGTGGGGGCGAAGGTAAATCCGAAACGGTTGTAAGTACCAAGGGGGCCCCATGACCTCTTGACGAGCAATTTTTTTATTTTGTTAAAATAGTTAAGCTGTTTTTAGCCTAATAATTGATATTTTATCGAAATTTACGTTGATATATAAATATATCGTTTTTTTTACTGTTAATATAGGTAAGCATGTTATTACGAGACAAATTATCTCCTTCTCAGGTTGCTTTACAGGGCAATATAGAGGTATGGCGTAATGATCCTTGCGAATTTTTCGTAGACGTATTAGGAGTGGATCGTCGTCATATATGGCCTAAGATGCGTGATATTGCCGAGAGTGTTCGTGACAATCGTTTTACGGTAGTTCCTGCTGGTCACAGTGTATCCAAGTCTTATACAGCGGGTCGTCTTGTTGTTTGGTTTATGATGTCTTTTCCTCCTTGTACTGTTATTACTACTGCTCCTAACGACAATCAAGTCAGGAATATTTTATGGCGTGAGATACGCGATAGTGTAACCAATTCCAGGTTAGATTTAGGTGGCCGGTTATTGACGCAGGGTTGGGATTTTCAGGATGAGACTGGACAGAAGTGGTTTGCGTTGGGATTTGCCACTAAGCCTGATACTGTAACGAGGGAGGCCACTGCTTTTCAGGGCTATCACAATAAGAATGTTTTTATAGTATTTGACGAAGCCGCTGGTATTCCCAAGGAGATATGGGACGCAGCTCAGAGTCTTTTTACTGACGAAAACGTCAGATTTTTAGCTATAGGCAATCCTACGTCGATGATAGGAGAGTTTGCCGAAGTTGTTAAAGACCCTAAATATCATGTAATTAACATTTCTGTAAAGGACACACCTAACTTCATTCATGGTTATAAGGTCGGGGATCCCAATCATATTCCCGGCGTTGCCGGTCGTGAGCTTGAGGAGATGTACCGCGATAAATACGGTATGGATCACCGCGAGTATAAGATACGTATTTTAGGTGAATTTGCCGGTTATGGTGTTTCTGGCTCTTATTACGGGCCTATATTGAGGAATTTGGAAAAAAAAGGTCGTTTCGACGTACAGTTTCATCCTTCTTATCCGGTTCATACGGTTTTCGACAACGGTTACACTACGGCTATATGGTTTTTCCAAATAATAGGCCAAAAGGTCAATTTTATTAGATATTATCAGGATTCCGGGCCGGGTATTGAAGAATACATTGACTTATTAGAAAGGTACAAGCATGATATTCACTATAGATATGGTAGTCATTTCGCTCCTTTCGATATAGATAACAATTCTCAACGCGCCGTGACCGGTAGTACGATATTGGAAACTGCCGACGACTTGGGTTTTGTTTTCACGCCACTACCGCGCGAGCTAAATGTATTAGACGGCATTCAGAGGACTAAGAAATTTTTACAATCGTGCTGGTTTAATAAAAACGATTGCTCTATAGGACTCGAATTGGCTGGTGACTACCATGAGCGTCGGAACATTCGTATGGAGAAAGCCAATATGCCTTATTTTACAGGTGTTCCGGCAAAGGACGGTTCTGACCACGCCGCAGACGGCTTAAGATATGCTTCGATGGCTGTATCCGGTAATTATATCAATCCTAATCGAATGACTAAGGAAAAGTGGCGTGAGTTAAAGGCGGAATACGGATATTCATAATGGAAAACGATAGGAAAAGCGAACTAAAAGAAGCTTACGATCAGGGGTGGGCCTCGTGGGGTCCGTGGCAGGCATCGGTAAAGACCGACTTAAAGGCTTACGGCGGCGATCCGTGGAGTAGCAAAGATAAATTAAACGCCAAAATGCGGGGCGTTGAGTTAATGACTATCCCCCAGTTGCGCCGTTGTGTTAAGTGGGTTACTGGCTATGAAAGAGAACACCGACTGGCAATTATCTACGATCCCCAGGAGGGCGGTGACGAGCAAACGGCCTCTCAGTTAAGTGCCGCAGCGATGTGGTCTATGCAGTTAAAGAACGGCTATAATACTATTTCAGACGGATTTGAAGGCGCTCTAAAGACGGGTATAAACCTAATCAATCTCTACAACGATCGGAACTTCAATACGAGGTTCGGTAGATTCATGTATAATCAGTTCATTCTCGACCCCACTTTTAGCAGGGTTGATCTCGAAGACTGTCAATGGGGCATTATGCGCAAGTACATTACGAAGTCGCAGGCGAAGATGCTCTTGCCCGGCAAGGAATCGGAAATTGACAATCTTGAGGCATCCGGCGCCGAGACGATGTTCTCTAATTATCCGCAACCCAAATTATACGGCGAGAAACTTCACGCTTTCGATGAATTCCAGCAGAGAACGGTCGAAAAGAGAAAGATAATCATCTTAAAACCTACGATGGAGGAAATAGTATTCAAGGGCAGTAAGCGGGAGCTCGAAGAACTTATGCGCATGTGGTTCGAGCGGGGCATACCGCCTGAAATGATTTCCGTTGTCGAGAGGTGGGAGCCTACCATTAGAGTTACCGATTATCTGGATGGTCAGGAAGTTATTAATGCTATAGACCCGTTCGGGATAGACGATTTTTCTTTCACGCCCATAGTGTGTTATTTGGACGCCGAGCAGGATAGCATGGTAATGAAATTACAGGGCCTTATTCACGGACTTGTGGATTCACAAAAGGCCTCTGACAAGAGGATGATGAGTATAATTTCCTGGATGGAATCTCAGGCGGGCGCCGGTATGGATTTCGAGGAAAATACCTTGGTTGACGAAAGGGATTCTTTGGTAACGGGCAGTGGTCATCCGAGACAATTCAAGAAAAACGCTATAAAAGAAGCTCGTTATCGAGATAGAACCGTACCGAGTTTCCCGCCCGGCATGTTAGATGTTTGGAATTCGATAAATCAGGGTATACCCAAGATAGTCAATATCAATGAAGAAATGTTTGGTATGCCCGCGAATGGCAATCTTAAAGTGGCCGGGGTCTTAGCCAAGTTGCGAGTAGGTGCCGGTTTGATAGGGCTAAGGGATTTATTCGATAACAGAGGAGTTACGATTAAGATGATAGGTCGGAAGATGAACCGGCTGATTCAACAGTACCCACCGAGTAAAATAGAGAGGATAATCAATCAGAAGCCCACCCCGGCTTTCTATAACAGGATGTTCGGCAAATACGATTGTGTAGTTGCCGAAGGCATGATAAGCGATACACAAAGGGCAATGGCCTACGCCGAAGCCGTGGCCTTAAAAGAATTAGGTGTGAGATTACAGGATCCGTGCCCGCTCTCGTGGAAGCATTTACTCAAGATGGCTCCCATCCAGCAGAAGTCAGAGGTACTAAAAGAGGTAGAGGCGCAGGAAAAGCAACGTGCTGTAGAAAACCAAAAGCAGCAGCAAATACAAAATACCATGCAGCAGCTTGCCATCCAAAAGCTGCAAACCGATATGCAAAACGATAGGATGCTGGCCGAGCAGCAAAGAACGGCCGCCATTGAAAATACTACCGAAGCCGCTTATGATAAAGTGACTACTATGGAGAAGATACAGAACATGCGCGAGAAGTCGCGGCAGGCCGGGGAAAATAACGCTATAAGGCTATTGGAGATTCAGGCTAATCTCGAAATAGCGAGAATGAATCGAAAGGGTAAAGAATAAACTATGATAACCTATGGCGATTTTCATGCCTGGTGTACTCAAGAGCTTCACAGGAACCTTGAGAAAGTTATTAACGCCAATCAATTTCGGAGAAAGCCGTACTATCTATTGGTTATAATTAATAATGGTTACGAAGGTCCCCCGGCAGGAAATAGAAACGTTATACGACCGACGAAAACCATGGATTTGTCCGGTAAGAAAGTTATGCGTTGTGTTATAAATATAATTGACGAGCCGCCCTTAATGAAATTAATAGGCTCTTTGTTGTGGAGAGTCGATAACAGGATAGGATTAGCCCAATGCCTTTACGCTTTACCACCCGATAAGCCGACAATTGGTGAAGCCGGTGAATGTATCAGTGATTTGGTTTCCGAGTCGGCACAAAATATGCCTATAAGGGATTATAGTTGAGACAGATTAGGTTTATAATACGTTTCTTTTTCGGATAGCGCCTTTATTACGGCTCAAAAAAGAGTTATTGGTGCTTGACTCCTTTTGCAAGATTTGTTAGACATGGGCCGTGTTGCAAGCCTAATCTTTTTTGGTGTGTCAAAATGTGGAAGAGGCATAAATACGACAGTTATATATATCGCAGGGGACTATATCCTCCGCATGAGTTAAGGTGCTTTTTATTTTGACAGTAGAGCAACAAAAAGTTGTTGATAGATGCGAAAAAATGCTCTTGCGGGCGTTTCCACAAGAGTATGCAAAGATAGTCTTTAACCTTCATCCCGAAGGTGAGATAAAATCGAGTTACGTAGAAAGATTCGGAAAGGGAAAACTATGCGGAGATTAAAGGAATTATCCATAGCGGTTACGATTTTGTTCGTCATTCTTGCCGTATATGTGTGGAAGACGGAAAATATGACGAAAGCGGAAGATATCGAGTGTGAAGATGTAAACGACTTTGATATAGTTTTTGAGGTAATTGTACCAGAGACACAATGCGAGTTGTCAACAAAAGAAAACGATGATTTATGGTGCGAGTATGAATGCGAGGAAGTTGTAATTAATTATGACCCGAACACACACACAATAACGAGCAGTAGAAATGCGGAAGATTCGATTGAAATTATATTCAAAACGTTGATGGAATATTTTGTTTCTGACAAATATGATTTCAACGAACCAATTACAGTTAAATTCACCGAACCGAACGAACAGAGTGTAGATATTCCTGAATATAAAGGCGATCCAAACGAAAAAACAGATATATGGACACTCTATCATAGCGGAAAAATATTTGATGATTATGCCGATCCGAACGAGCCAATAGAATATGACATAGAATTCAAAGACCTTGTTCTCGAAATAATAAAAGAACAAGTGAAGAATATGATTTCGTTGGGTTACGAACTTGACACAAATGCACCAGATGGAGAGATACAGTTTTTAGAGCCGAAAGAGCCGAAAGAACCGAAAAGTATCTTGGCTCAACTCATCGAATCAATCCCGACATGGCCGGAGTATTACGAGGTCAAGGAGGATGTTGAGATAGCTATAGAAAGACCTGAATCAGATGATCCGCATGTTAGAATATATGACATGTGCATAACAATTGAGAAGGGCACCAGGATATACAAGGTAGAAAAACCATGAAACGCCGTGACTTTACATAAAGGATAAAAATAAAGTAAATACAATTAGTTAGTTTACAAAGGTAACGTAACAAACGCCCTTGGCAACCTCACGCGAGGTAGTCAGGGGCTTTTTTTATTAAACCAAAACGAAGGAAAAAATCATGGAAAATGAAAAAACCGACGTTAAAGAGGGTCAAGTCGTCACCGACCCGGCCGTAAGCCAATCCGACACCGGCAAAGCCGTAAGTCAATCCGGCACTGACAAAGGTGTAAGTCAGACCACCACTGACAAGGGCGTAAGTCAAGTCGCCACTGACAAAAATGTTCCTTACGAAAGATTTAAGGAAATCAACGATGCGAAAAACGAAAGTGATGCGAGGGTTGCGGCTCTTGAGGCGGAAAGAGCGGCTTTAATTGCCCGAATGGAAACAAAGCCTCAATCCCAGGACGATCCGTACGTGCAAACACTAAAGAGGTTAGGACTTGAAAACGAACCTTATCTGACAACAGAGCAGAACGGGCAGGTCTTTAATCAAATGCTGAATATGGTAAGCGTCCAGACCCAGAGAGAAGCTTTTATTGCTGCGCATCCTGATTTCGGTGAAGTCGTCGGTTCCATAAATGCAAGTGGGAACTTTGTTCCTGCCGCGCCAATGCGGCGGGTATTTGAGAAATATCCACAAGCGGCCAGAGCCATATTGAATGGCCCCAATGCGCCACAGGCAATTTACGAACTCGTCACAATGGATATGAAAACCCTTAATCCTATCGAAGCCGAAAAACAAGCGGCATCAGTCGCTAAAGATGCTATCAACGCCGCTAATCGTCAGGCATCTATAAGTGAAGCTGCGACCGGCGGCGGAACTCTTGATAAAGCGGCGATGATAAAAGGCATGTCGGACGAGGAATTTGCTGAGTATAAGGCCAAGATTACGGCGAGGGCCGGTTAAAGAAAGGAATAAACATGGCTGACAATATTACTACAACACTTCAGGTCGATCCTGCGGTAGCAGTCACTTACGACAGGGTTCTACTCGAACCGTCTTACCCGGAGTACATTTACAACCGGTTCGCAATAAAGAAGTCAATAAAGGCCAAGAGCGGTAATACGATGAAGTTCCGGCGCTACAACAGGTACAGTCCTGCGTCTACGCCGATAACCGAGGGTATTACTCCCAACGGTCACAAGCAAAGCAAGATTGACTTACTTGCCGAGGTTAGTCAATACGGAGACTTCTGCACGATTACCGATGTGGTCGATTTGACTGTAGAGGATCCGAATATCACCAAAGAAATTGAACTTCAAGCGGACCAGATGCAGGCAACTTTAGACCAGATCACGCGAGACGTTTTGGTAAGCTCGGCCTCCTCGACAACGTGTTCCAATAGTTCGGGAACGGGAACCTTACTCAATGCTACCGATATCAAGGCCGTTCGAAAGGTTATGCGGCAGAAAAGGGCGAAGTTTATGACCAAGCTTGTTCGACCCGCCCAGGGCCAGGGTACGGCACCGGTAAGACCTTCTTATTGGGCTATGGCCGATACCGATCTTGAGAACGATATCGAGGCCGTTGTCGGTTTCAGGGCGGTTGCTAATTATTCCGGCTATCAGGGCGTTACCGAACAGGAATGGGGATATACCCATAACATCAGGTGGCTTACCAGTACGGAAGGTTACGTTTCAAGCTCGGTATATTCATGCCCGATTATCGGCAGGGATGCTTACGCCACAATCGACATTAGCGGCGGCAATGCAAAGAGCATAGTTCACGCTCCAACCGACCCGTTAGAGCAGAAAACTACAGTCGGATGGAAAATGTGGAACGTACCGAGAATTCTTAACGATCTCTATGTCCATGTTTTGAAATGCACTGCCGCGTAAACATTAACGCCTAATTTGAAAGGAAATAAGATGATTAAAGTAGGCGGCAATTTGATAGCCGACGGAAACGCTATCAATATAGATATTGGTTTTGTGCCGGACAAGTTTGTTGCAGTAGCAAAGCTTGAAGAGACTAACGCTGTAAATTATGAGTGGCTCAAGTCTCGCGGAGATACTGCCAACGATTACGGCCAGTACGGTATGACACGTGCCGCAGGTGGCGGGGCCTTAACAAAGCTCGCAAGTGCCGCCGGTGGTTTCTCAGCTTACAATACAGTAGCTGTTAAGGCTATGATACCCGCGCCTAACGGCAACGGTGAAGTGGCTGCGACAATTGCTGCCGATTTCGTGGCTGGCGCTACTGCGCCAACTGCGAGAAGCACTTCTGTAGTGGGTACGGTAGTAAGACCGAGTGTCCATAACGGCTTTGTCTACGAATGCACGGTTACTGCCGGTGTTTACGGCACGGAGCCGACGTGGGGAACCGTAGTAGGCGAAACGACGTCAGACGGTACGAATACGTGGATTTGCCGCGAAGAGAAGCTCAAGAACGTCGGCGCCAAAGGCATTACTATCGGCGCTGATATTAGTACCGACTCCGACGAGTGGACATGGGAAGCAGAACTATGGGACAGTGACGCCCCCGAAAGAGATTCAGCGACCTATGATCCCGTAGGCAAACATGCAAACGATTAATTAGGAGAACTATGATGGCAGTACAAAGCGCAGCCCCTGTCGATATGACACTGGCCCAAAAACTGGAAAAAATGACGAAAGAAGAAATGATTCGGTACGCGAGTGAAGGTATGGGTTTTAACGTAGACCCATCGCTCGATGTGCAGACCATTAAAGAGAAGTTGTTAATTGTGGAGTCTTCCCAAAAGGAAAACGCCCGAAAAATAAATCTCGAATCGCTTAAAATGACGATGGATCTTGTTGCAGAACGCAACGAATCGGGCAAAAAGGCGTTGATAACAGAAGATCCGCCTCTCCATGTGAAGTTCTATAATATGCAGTCTCCCCGCGCCGATTTGGAATTTTCTTCTACCGAACCTTACGGGTTTTACGGTCAGAAAAATAAATACGGATTCAGGAAAGCTCCGCACTGGCACCTTTTCCACGGCGAGATTTACGTACTGCCATTGTCTGTAATTGAGCATTTGAAGTCTCTTACGTACACGACGTCCAAGCCAATCATTGACCAGGCGACCGGGATGCAAAGCGGTAGTATTCCCGTTGTCAATTCAAGATTTACGCTGGAAATTCAGTTTAGTAAGGGACAGCTTGCTCAACTTGGCAGTACGGAGGCCAAACCTCCGGGAAAGGAAAAAAATGGAGAATAGAAACTACGCTATCGACGAGCTTGATAGCACAGAGGAAGTAGTTGCAGAAATGCAGAGACTTCGCAATCAGATTGTCGATAATGAAAAAAATATCAAAGAGGATAAAAGCAAAATAGATGAATTGACGTCGAGAATAGATGATCTAATTTCGGCGCCCAAACCGATAAACAGACCGAAAAAGTCAAAGCCAATTCGGGCTAAAGCTACAAGGAAAAAGAAAGGATTTACGTTAATGAAAACGCTTGTCAGCATAGTAGTATTATTGATATTGGTATTGGCAGGCAATGCAATAGCGGCAAAAATCACTTTCGAGGAAGCCTCTAATATCGAGAGCCTTATCAACTGGCTGAATGATAACGTCAACACCGACTGGTACACGTTTACGCCGAGAACATCCGCCCCTTCGGGTTCCGATGCGACTGAAGGTGTGGTTTACTACAACGACGATACCGATACCCTGTATTTCACTACGGACGGTTCTTCGTGGACGGCCATTGCTTCGGCATCGGGTAACAGTCTCGACGAGGCTTATAATACCGGTAAGAAGATAGAGGTTGACGGCACGTCGATAGAGTTGGAAGTTGACGATAATTCAACTTCCGGGCCTGCATTGTTAATTGATTATGATGATGCTACTAACGACGGCGATGCTATGCAAATTACCAATGCCGCCGATGCTTCGACTTCGGTCAGTCTTCAGATAGACGGAACCGCAGGCTATGACATTCAGGGTACAAGTAACACGTGGAATGTCAGCATTGCCGGAGCAGCAACGTTTGTCGGGGTTACGACTTCCGGTGAGCTTTTGGTTAGTGCATCGGACGTCTTATTCGACGACACTTACGATGTTGCATGGGATACGTCAAGAGACACTTTTATCTTCCAGGACAATGCGGTCTTGGGTATAGGCGGTGCCCACGATGGGGCTCCGGACGTTGGTATCAAATGGAATGAAACCAATATGCTCATCGAGGCGGCTACCGACAATACCGGTGCAATCTATTTGGGTTCGACTAACTCGATGGACTTCAGGATATACGCTTCGACGAACACATCTTATGCGACGTGGGATGCGAGCGCGGCAGAGGTTATTTTCGACGCTTATGATCTCAGAATGAACGACGATGATATGATTATCTTCGGTGACGGAGCTACGGATTCGTTTACCGTAGACTTTGATGAGACTACGGATAATTTAATTCTTGTGGCTACGACGGCCAACGACGCCGTTCAGATAGGCGATGGTACTACAGCTACCGATTTTAAGCTCATGTCAACGGCGGCGGATACATCGGCTTTTACGTGGTTCGACGCGTCCGGCGATACCAATAACGGTCAGTTTAAGTTCGGTGCCGACGATCACGGACAGGATGTAATATTCTACGGAGCTACCGCTTCTCAGCAGGTCAATTGGGACCAATCGGCCGATACGTGGTATTTCGGGGCCGACGCCGAAGGTGTTGACGTATATCTCTATGGTGATACTACAGTGAATTACGCTTTATGGGATGAATCGGATGACCGTTTGGAAATGGTAGCTGCGGATATTATGCTTGACGATAATTCCGACTTTATAATCGGTTCGGATTCCGAATGGAATATCGACAATGCTTCCGAGGTTTTGAGGGTTATTCCTTCTGATGCCGACGATGACTTCGCTATACATCTTGGTTCGGCAGCCAATACCACAGACCTTTTGGTATACGGCAAGACGGCCAGTGAATTGATTACATGGGATGCAAGTGCCGATTCTCTTACGGTTGTCGGTGACTTGTCGTTATTCACCATGACAGGAACTACTTTGCCCTTCCACGTTAATGTTACTGGTACGGTAGCCGGTGAAGCCGCGAAGTTAGAAACAACCAACGGTGGGATTACTTTACTTGCCGACGGTGCTGCTAACGGTGATATCCTTATCGATGCTCAGGATGTTATTACTCTTGTATCAACTGACGCCGATGGCGTAGGTATTTACCTTCACGCCAACGGCGGAGCATCGGAGGAAATCAATATACATTCCGATCAGGGTACGGGCGATGAGTCGATATACGCATTGTCTGATGTGGGCGGTATTACTCTTAAAGCCGCTGCTGGCTCTATCGACATTGAACCTACAGGAAATGAAGCCGGAGACTTGGGAATAACCGTTGGCGATGATATGACGGTAACTGTGACAGGCGATTACTCTCTTGCCGTTACAGGGTCAACTACGTTGCCTGATGATGTGCTCCGTAAAACAGTGGTCGCAGTTACGGCAGAGCAAGCTGACAATCTTCGCGCCACACCCAAGGAATTAGTAGCTGCCGAAGCCGGTAAAATGCATGAGTTCGTTAAAGTTATAGTCGCTCTTGATTACGGAGCCACTGCATATACCGAAAGCGACGACAATTTAGCCGTTAGGTACGAAAACACAACAGGTGTTATTGTCTCAGATGTAATAGAGGCAACCGGCCTTGCCGATGCGACGGAAGATACTGTGTGTTTTGCCGGGCCTGCTCCCACTACAAGCGCTTTAGTTACTGAGGCCGCATCTACGAACAAGGCTCTTGTCTTGCATAACACCGGCAATGGTGAATGGGGCAACTCAGGTGACAGTCCCTTGGTGGTAATTACCTATTACAGAAGCCATACGACTGCGGAATTAGGTCTTTAATTGAAAGGGAAAGCTATGAACTGGAAAACTATGTTAGTTACAGGGATTATAGCGGTACTCGTTGTATCGCTTGGGCTTGTTGTCTATCAGAGCCAGAAAAATTTGTCTAAAGACGAACAGGCCGAGGTAGATGCAAAAGAGAGAATCAGGGTCTTGAGAATAGTTGATGAGGAATTGAAATTAAAGAGACGGATTTCGGAGAACCAGATTTGGTTTGCCCAAATGAAGGCTAAAATGAAACCAGCTACTAATCCGTTGCCGTTAATTCCCCCGAAGCCGATAGACCCGAATGAATAGGAACTATGTTATAGTTTTCCTTATGTTGGTGGGTGGGGTTTTCGGACCCCACTTACCGACCTGACTTGAGGTTTTTATGGCTGCATCGGAATACACATGGGTGCTAACGGAAATATTAGCCGAATGGCGGAAGATAACAGGCATTTCGTCAACTACCGGTATGACCGCCGTAAACGGTTATAAGCGTATCAACGCCTATTATCGCAATCGGTTCCCACTGCAAGTAGAGCTTGATTTGCTTCACGACTGGTATACGCAGAGTACGGCGGTTAACGACGATGGCAAATATCAGCTTGCCCAGACCGATCTTAGAATAGACGAGCCGGTGAAAGTCAATAATTCCGAGATAATGATGTACCGCAATAAGGACAGATTTTTCAGGGAATATCCCGAAGACGAGCAATTTATTACGAGCCCGACTTTAGTTGTAGGTACATCGGATACAACCGCCGTTAAGCATAGCGACTTTGTTTATGAATTGAACGGGGTTTCTTACAATAAGAGTTCGAGCGAAGTATCGTTTACCGGTCTTAATACCGTTCCTCAAAATAAATACGGGGCATTCTCATTAAAGATAGATTCTGACGGTACTATTACTATTGCCGAGGCCGATGACAATTCTACCGGATACAGTACGGCGGGCGAGGCGGTAGAAGGTCTTCCCGCCGCCGATAGCGATAGTTGTTTCATGGGATATGTCACGGTTATCAGTACCGATTCAGGCGGATTCGTTCCGGGTACGACGGCACTTAGCGACACCGATGTAACGGATACTTATACAGACGGCAAGGCCGCTAACAGGGGAACACCACAGGCATGTCTTATCTACGACGAATACCTGTACGTTCGTCCTAAAGCCGATAGGATTATGCAGATAAAAGCGCCGGAGATAATCAGGCCCGATGCCTTGGATACCGAGGATGCGCCTCTTGATATAGCGTGGGGACCGTTGATAGCATTGGGTTCGGCCATTGAATATATTCGTCTGGTTAAAAAGGATCATAAACAGGCAGATAACTTACAAGTTGAATTCGATAAAATGAAAAGCGAAATCTCCGGCAAGCTATGGCGTCAAAACCAACCGCAATATGCAGAACCGAGTTTCCTGTAAGGAGATAAAATGAATTTTCTGAAGAATAACTTATGGTTGTTGATTTTAGTTCCGTTGTTAATGGCGGCTACTTACGACCACAGAAATGAAGGCCCGAAATTTCCGGTTTCGAGGTACGAGTTAGCCCAACAGAGTTTCGCCGATGACGTAACTACCGCTACGACTGCGTATCTCTATAATGTAAACGGAATTGTAGAACAAATAGAGGTCAAAGTAAATGACAATGACGGTGACGCTACGGCTACGGTTGCAATTGCTTCGGCGCAGTCGGGGACATTATATTCACAGGCTGCGATAGCTGAAGGCGCTACTACCGTTTATACGGCGTTAAGCAATAAGGGAACTCAGGACGCTTCCTTCAATCCCTTTTTGGTATGTGGGACTTTAACTTTTACCGTAACGCCAAGTGGCGATCCAGGAGAATCCGGGATGACTGTTGATGTTTATATTTACGTGAGGTAAGACAATGAATTCACAGAAAGAAAGACTTTGGATAATCCCCGTAATTCTCATTGCGTGGCTTCCGTATCTCATGGGCGCGTGGGACAAGACTCTTCCAGGCGATAATTCGGCATGGAACGATGCCGCCGGCGAGATACGTGCCAATATGGCCGTTCTCGAAAGTGCTATCGGCGCCGAGCACGATTTTAACGCATCTACTCAAACGGGCGTCCATACAACTATTAACGCTACGGGAGATGCTACAATTTCAGGTGGTGCGGTGAATATCGGTGCGGATGGCACAGAAGAAGGTATTCTGACTTTGTATAGAAAAGACACTAACGAATTTGCTTATATATGCCTGTACTCGTCTGACGGCACACCGTATTACTTTTTCGTTCACAACGACGGCGACCTTCGGGTGCATACGTCGGCGCCGACGGCGATTACCGATGGTAGTGTAGTGGGGTCACAAAGTTGAAAAAATTCATATTATTATTATTGTTGTGTTCGGTTGTTAAAGCTCAGGAATACGAGCCTTTCCTGATAGCCCCGTTTTCTACGGGCAAGTCTATTGGTATGGAGCCGTGGCTAAGCCCGCAGGATGCCTTTCCCACACTAATAAATGCCAGAGTTAATAAAGGAGTTCTGGAGAAAAGGCAGGGCTATCAGTTATTTGCCACGATGTTACATGGCACTACGGTTCAGACCGATACTTCGATAATGGGTATTCACACCTATGTTAAGGGCGGTATGCCTCAGCTCTTAATCTTCGATACCACAAACGTCAATAGGTATAATCCCGTAGATGGGACTATGGCTGATATTACAGGTGGGAGTGATTGGTTTGGGGTATCGAGTAACGAGTATTATAGTCATTGTGGGGATACAGGAATAACCACTCTTGTCAAAGCATTAGATGGGGATGATTATTGGATACACTTCGGGACGGATTCTCATACAACTCACTGGTTTATTTTGGATTTAGGGGAATCTGAACTCATTACGCAAATTAGAGGTCGTTCAAAAAAGGACTATGACCCCACAGATATAGATGTTTATATCTCTAACGATCCTGATAATTGGGATACTGCCGTAGCGACTGAAATAACGACGTGGCAGGACACAGATGATTGGGTGGTAATAAATTCAACTGATAAGAATGGCAGGTATGTAAAGGTATTTATAAACAGCACAGAAACGGCTGATGCTGGCGTGTATTGGGGAGCAACCGGTACTGCTTACACTATATTTGATGTATATGTAGAAGGTACAAACTTTACCGGCGGCACAGATGATTATTTTACTTTTGCCAACTGGTTTGGAACGGCATATTTTTGTAACAACGTAGACCAAGTCTTTAAGTACACGGGTTCGGGAAATATTTCACGTTTCAACATCCAGGTAAACGACGACGATGAGAGAAATCATGTCAATACCTGTAGGTATATTTTCATAAAAAACGACAGGATGCTCTTGCTTGATACGGTGGAGTTCGGTGACTGGAAGCCACAGAGGTGTAGGTATTCGCCGGTTCTAAGTACGGACTTTGCCGCTTCGGGTGGGGGGTATATTGACGCGCCTACAGAGGAAAGGATCTATTCCGCAGGTTGGGTTGGCAAAGATATCGTGGTGTTCTTTCAGGGACGTTATACGGGAAGTCTCTGGAAGATACGAACGACAGGTAATACCGACCTGCCCCTCAGATGGGAGAAAATTAGTAGTACGATAGGCTCTCAGGCACCTTATTCGGCGGTGGAGTTCGGCGACGGTGTAGCGGTGATAGGCTTGAATAATATCATCTTTTACGACGGTTTTAAGGTTCAATACCTCGACCTTACCAAAGTGAGGGATATTGTAGACGATTTCGATAATACGAAATTAAAGTATTCTACAGCCCTTAATGTTGTGGAAGACCAGCATGTATATTTCACTTATACATCTTCCGGCGAAGATTATCCCGACAGGATACTCGATTATAATATTATCGAGCAGACGTGGTGTGTTAATAAATATCCCGTTCACTGTCTTGGTACTTTTGATAATCAGAAAGTACCGGTATGGACGGAGGCCGACGACGTCTATTCAGCCGATGCAGCTTTAATGAGTGCAATGACTATAGACTCGCGCGAGATATTCGGCGACCCTTTCCCGTTTACTCTAATGGGCACGCGGGAAAGCACGATTTACAAAATGAATACGGGTGACTACGACGGCACGGACACCGCCGCGGGGACGATAGATATTGATATTCAATCGTCTCGATGGAATCCATATATCAAACAAAACAAGCAGGCACGTCTGGGCAAGATAGCTTTTCTCGTAGATAACGATGAGAATGCTTCGGCTACAGTATCTTTCTATAAAAATACGACTTCGACGGCATGGGATACCCGGACTTTATCCTGCGATTCCGACGACGACGATTGCGATAAGTTCTGGACGACTTTACATACGAACGGAGAGGCAGGTGATTTCCACCGGATAAAGATAAGTCACGATGAGAGAAATAACCGGCCTCGAATACATGCGATAATGCCGTTCTTTACTCCGGGGCCTGAATTGAACTTATGAGAATTATATTCATACTTTTGTTCTGTGGGATAGCACTTGGTTCGATAGACAAGGTGGATGAAGTCTCTTTGCCTTATTGGGAGCAAAACATTCTCAGCAACGATCCGAACGAAACCAATCTTTATATAAGGGCTTTAGTAAACGAGTTGGAAGTTATATTAGATAAAATCAGGGACGCCGTTAATCACGGTATAGACTTAAACAATCCTTCTACGAGATATTTCGCGTCCCCGGATGCCGATGGAGATTACGCAGATGGTACATGGCGAATGATAGCCGTTGATGAAGACACTTTTGAGATCCAGAAAAAGATAGATGGTACGTGGACGGAAATAGCAACGTGGACGGAAGATAACTTTACTTTCACTTCTACGGACATTACGATTTCAGGAACTCTAACCGCTGGAAATGTTACGACTGCCGGTACGGTAACGGCCGGTACGGTAACGGCCGGTACGGTAACAACTGACTCCATCGTTGCCACAGACTCGACTTTCGTTACGATCACATTGTCCGGCAATGAAATCAATATCGCCACGTCACAGACACCAGTAGGCTCCACCGCACCGGGAACGAAGGGCGATATTGCGTGGGATTCGAGTTATATCTATGTTGCAGTCGATACAAATAAGTGGAAGCGGGCGGCGTTATCGGCATGGGGGCAGGAACAAGTGATTTATGCTGGCGAGGATGTGATTTATGCAGGTGAAGATGTCGTGTATCCATAGGACAAAGATAATGAAAAAGATATTGATTGTACTAATTTTACTAATATTTCCTCTTATGGCTCAGGCGGATTTGACGGGAACCGAAGGGCTTGCTATTGATTTATCCAGTGCCGGGGCCGGAACTGACTTTACTATCGCCTTTGACCCAACGGAACTAGACGCCGTAACCTGGAGCGATAACGCCAACGCATCGAATATATGGACATTCGACGTTTCCGGGACGAACCATACAATGACTGCCGGTAACGGGCTTATGACCTTTAGCCATGCCGTGAATATCATCGGGGCCGCTACTATAGGCACGGCCACGTCAGTAGCGGGCGATTTGAGCCTCTACGACGCCGGTACGCTGACGATATATGAGGATGGGGATAACTTCAACATAACCTTAGTTTGTAACTCAGGCGAGGCCGTAGGGACTCTAACGGGGGGATTGGACGTTACAGGTCTTTTGGAAGCCCAGGCGGGGCTGACCGTTGCTACCACTACTGCGTTTTCGTTGGGAGCAAACCAGATTGATAATGGTTCGGACTTACTCGACGGCGAGATGATAGCCGACAATACCATAGACGTTGATAGTCTTGACTGGGGTGCATTTACGGACTTAGGCGAAGGTGGTGCGGTAACATGGGGGAACATCGCCGAGGGCGAGTTGGCTGATTCGACTGTGGTAAGTGCAGATATTAAAGATGATACGATAGACTCGGACGACTACGCAGGGGGCTCTATTGATGCAGAACATTTAGCTGCTGATATTATTGATGAGACCAAAATAGCTGATAACGGTATTGATTCGGAACACTACAACGACGATTCGATTGATAACGCCCATATAAACTTCGCTGATTTCACAGACTTGGGTGACGGTGGTGTTGTAGTCTGGGGCAATATAGCCGAGGGCGAAATTGCTGACGCCGTTATTGTCGATGCCGATATTAAAGACGATACAATTCAGGAAGCGGCTCTTGATTGTACTGCTGGCCCAACTGATAATTATATTCTGTCTTATGATGCCGGAACCGGTGGATTTACGTGGGTAGTAGATGCTACTGGCGGCAATACGGCTTATGATGATATAGGCGACCCGGACGCTGCAACCACAATTGACTTTGACGATGATGAGACGGTTACGTGGACTGTCGCCGAGGATAGCGCGGGGTCGTTTTTTACAATTAACGATTCAGATGCTGATTTAGCTGCGAATACATATCTCTTACATTTACTCTACAGCGTAGACGACAATCAGGCCAACGCCGACTATTTCAAATGCGAAGATGCCGGCGGAGTAGTCTTTTCAATCCAGCAAGACGGCGATACTGTTTCTACTGGCTCGGTACAGGGAGCTACTCTAACCGATGGCACAATGTCTATAAATGCGGGCTCACTTACCGCCGTAGTGGGTGTGGATGGTAGTGGTACTATATCGGCCAATCTATTCGCGCCGGACGCTGCAGATGGTGCGGATATTGGTACTGCCGATTTGGAATTCAGCGATATATACCTTGCTGACGGCTCGATTATCTACGGCCAGAACGACCAGAGTAATACAATCACAAGTTCCGCAACGGACTGGACATTTGCATTAGATATTACGGTTAGCGGTGGGAATATAAATACAGGTAATATTCCCTTGGTGGTTGGTGATGCTACTACAGATACTATCACTTTCACAACAGACGGTACGGGTAATGCTGAAATCGTTCTTCCCAACGATTCTGTCGGCGATGCCGAGTTGGACTGGGCCAACTTAACTGACCTTGCGGCAGGCGGAGAGGTAACATGGGGTAATATCGCTGAAGGTGAATTGGCGGACAGTACGGTAGTAAGTGCGGATATTAAAGATGATGCTATTGATTCCGCTGATTACGCCGCGGGATCAATAGATGAAGAACATCTTAACGTCACCAACGCACCCGGCGAAGGGGAAGATAACTATGTTTTGACTTACAATCACGCGGCGACTAATTTCACGTGGGCGCCGGATGCCGACAGTGGTGGGGCCACGGCATGGGACGATATAGGCGATCCTGATGCTGCTGCGACGGTTGACTTCACTACTTATACACAGACGATAGATATAGGTGTGACTGATGACGGTGGCCCGAAGAGTGGCCTTATACTTGATGTTACAGGACTTGGCGCAGGTGTAACAGATGTCATAGCCCTTGAAATTACTACGGCAACAAATAACGATGAGGATTATATACCTATTGCTATTTATGATGATTCAGGAAGTGGCAATGATTTAATTTTCAAAATTGATAGTTATGGTTCGATAACTCTATCTGGCGGAGGCGTTATAAGCAATACCGCTCTTTATAAGATTAACTTTGCTGATAATAGCGATTCGGCCTATTTTAATTTTGGGGGCACAGATATAGATATTGTTTGGTCAGACGGCGCTTTGAATTTAAGAAATAGCGAAGATACTGATGCTATTGTAAACATACAAGGCAAGGACGCTGGCGAGAAGGGCATCTTGAGGGTACAGTCCGATGGTGACGATAAGTATATTGAACTTTACAATGATGATACGGATGCGGTTTTAACTAACTCGGCGGGTAATATTATAATCAATCCTGTAGGACTTGGAGTTGTTATAGGGGATAACGGTGATGAAGATTACACCCTGACTTTTGATGGTGATACATCGGATGGTGTTTTGACTTACGATGAGGACAATGCCGACTTTGAATTCGATCAGGATGTCGCAACGACCGGAACGGTGACGGCTACGGAGTTTTCAGGTGGTGGCGCTTCACTTACATCTATAGATGCGGCTACCGGCGATTCGGCAACGGCCTTTTTTGACGCCGGGACTATTGAGCATGAATGGGGTGGGTTACAGGCTGATATCAGTGGTTATACCGGCTTGGTAGCAATTACAGGGGCCGATACCACAGCCGAGATTGATGCTCTGGATGAATTAGAAGGTCAATTGGCGGATGTAACTCTTATTTATACAGAGGCTATCATACCGGCGGCGGGAACCGACCCTGATGTTGATGCCGTTGGCGAGTTCTCGATAGACTCCGATGGCGCCAATGAGCCTAACGATGTTGTTCTTCGTTCGATAGACGGCGGCAATACTCCGTTACAAATAGCTATGTGCCAGCAGCAAAAGTCCTTTCAGGCAACGATAATCACACCCAACGACTTAGCGGACGCCACTCGTGATGCCTGTCCTATATGGTCGAACGAAACGGGCATGTCTTTTGTTGTTACGAAGATTGAGGCGTGGTCTGATACGGACGATACTACTCTTAATGTCGAGGAAGAAGATGGAGATGGAGCGAACAATGCAACTATAGATGCTGTTGAAATTGCTACTGACGGTACGGGGATGTACTATACGACAGAAACTACGATTACAGCGGCAACCGTCGAGGCCAACCATTTAATTTTAATAGACTTTGATGATACGGACGATCCCGGATGGGTCAAAATAAGTATATGTGGATATTTCTTATCAGATGTTGATTGAATCGCAAAAGGATCGAAGTGGCCGCAAGATGACCAGAAACTATGGCAAGAATTCAAAAAGAAGGGAATTATAATTCCCGGACCGGTAAATATGGACAAATACAAGGAGTAAAGAAATGAAACAGCTAATTGTAATTTTAATAGTGCTTTTGCTTTGCGCATCGGCCAGTGCGGTTGACATCACCAAATCTCAGGGAGAGTTGTATGACTGGACCCTTCTCGACGATACTGCAAGTGCCGCAATGTCTCTTGAAACAGGTGTGCATACGTATACCGATACGTTGTCGTCTGTGCTTAATGTTGCTATGGTGAATATAGGAGCAGTTGCCGATGCCGGTTCTGTTGGGTTCATAGTGTTTGTCAGATATGGAGCAGCAGACGATGGATGGCGTGAATGGGTAGAATATAAGGCAGATGTGGCTGTGGCAGTCACAATCGATGTTGACGCACAGGCCGCGGCGGCACAAGCAGTAATACCGTTATCGTCTACAACTAACTTTGATGAAGCCGCACGAATAGGTGACACTTTCTTTATAAAAGATGCTACTTTAGCGAACTCGGAATTAGTGGTATGGGGCGGCACATTTAGTAACGATGTCTCTATTACTGTTATTGATGATTTAGTGACCACGCATGAAAACACCGCAGACATCTACCAGGTTGTAAGCCAGTGGAATATTCTGTTGCCGAATGGTTGTGACGAAGCAAAGGTATTGTTCTATAACCGGGACGCAGATGCTAATTATGCCTGCCGTGTAGATTATGCTAATGAGGATGATATAGAATGATAAGGAAAATACTAATCTTATTATTATTGTGTTCAACGGCTTTTGGGCAGTGGTCTTATCAGCAAAAGCCCATGCTCGGTCAGCAGATTGACTGGAACAATCCTTTAACCAAAGGTCTCGTCGGCTGCTGGCTGATGAACGAGGGCGCGGGGAATGTAGTTCAGGATTTGAGCGGGAATGGGAATACGGGCGTATTTGGAGTTGGTGCGGCAGAACCATCTTGGACAGCCGGCAAGTTTGGGCCAGGAATATCAGCGTGGACTGCTGATACTATTTACGCTCCAATCAATATGGCTGCACCTCCATACACACTTCTGGCATGGTTTAATCATACTTCGCCATATACTACTAATTCCGTCGTGAGTATAGCTAACTCATCGCAAACTCATTACCTTGCACTCATGGCAAGAGGTACTGTTGTCAGTGCTTTTGTTTATGATGGCGGTAATAAATTTTGTGATTCGGTTGGCACGTATTCTTATGGGACTTGGACTCAGGGCGTTGTTGTATTTGAGTCACTAACTTCCCGTAAGGCTTACGTTAATGGTGGCGGAGTCGGATCGAGTGCTGTTGCATGGACTGACCATGCTCCTGACCGTGCATCTATGGCAGTAACCGCTGACTCAACTCCGGGTTTGAGTTACTTCGGAAAGATAGACCATGTAATGATTTACAACCGTGCCCTATCTGCCAGCGAAATCGCTGAGTTATACAGAAATCCGTTCTGTTTCATACAGGAAGCCTTTCCCGTCTGGTGGTACGGGGGGATTGGCGGGGTACCTTCGGTAGGACAGGTAATTTATATAAATTAAATTAACTGAAAATATAGAGGTAAGTTAAAGAAATAATTAGTTAGAAAACTGAGGTATTGTAACGAACAGCCTCGACACGCTCACGTGGGCATGTCGGGGCTTTTTTTATTAAGCCGAAACGAAGGAAAAAACTTGGAGATTAAAAATGAGTTTTTGGGAAACAGAGACAACTCCTGCGTCTGTTCAAAAGTTACAAACATTAAGTCCTCTGCAACAGCAATTACAGGACCAGATGAACGTTTTACTTGGCGGCGCGCCGGCGGTATCAGACGTAAACGTACCGCAATTAGAAAAGACTTTAGCCGAAATAAAACGACTGCGATATGCCTCTCCCGACTGGTGGGCAAAGTACCCACAGAATGCAGCGGTGGCCGATCAACAAATCGCCGATCTGGAGTCTCAAATAAAGTCAGCCAGTCAATATCCACAGGGACAAGAGGGTTTATTAACTCAAGCCGGACCGACACCATCGTTTAGTTTAACGGCGGAAACACAACCTCTTACGCAACAAATACAGAATTTATCAGGAGCATTAACATCCGGTGCCGCTCAAGGTTATCAGCAGGGGTTAAGTGGTTCACAAATACCATCGGGGGTTCTTGGTACGGCACAAAGCGGTTATCAGCAGGGGTTAAGTGGTTCACAAATACCATCGGGGGCTCTTGGTACGGCACAAAGCGGTTATCAACAGGGCATGGAAGGATTAAATCAGCCGGGATGGAACTACGATGATTATATGTCACAGGTAGGCGATCCGTTATCTGCTTATGCGCAAAATCAATTTCAAACCCAGACAATTCCTGAGATAGCCAATGCTTTCGGAGCCCAGGATTCTGCGAGAAGTTCCGGCATGTACGATGCTCTCGGTCGGGCAGGCGCCCAAATGGGTCTTGGCCTTAATGCCCAAATGGCGCCACAAGCTTTCGGAGCGGCCCAGGATGACAGAACTCGACAATTACAAGCCGCTCAATCGCAGATGCAGGGTGGGCTTAGTGGTATGGGGTTAGGACTTCAAGGCGCACAAACTCAATTACAGGGTGGGCTTAGTGGTATGGGGTTAGGACTTCAAGGCGCACAAACTCAATTACAGGGTGGACTTAGCGGCTTAGGCTTAGGTACCGATATAGCGAGCCAACAGCAGGCGCTTGCTCAGCAAGATGTTACGGGCGAGTTCCAGAAATGGCAAATGGGGCTACCGGGCATGGACCCACGAGTACAAATGTTAATGAACCAATCATTTACACCATCTTATAGTTATATCGGGATGCCGGGCACGCAAACTCCAAGCATGGCGAGCCAGATATTACCATCGCTTGCTACGCTTGGTGGCGGATTCCTTGGTAATCCGAATATATTTGGTTAGAAAGGGATAAATATGAGTTTTTACGGATGGGCACCGCCGCCGATTCAAATGCGGGGTCAATGGGACTGGCTCGGACCGGCGATAAAGAACTGGATGGCTGGTTCGGAAAGAACTAAGGAAGCTTATGACTTGAAGCAATTAAGTCAAGGCAAATACGATGATCTTAGGAGTCGGCGATACGGCAGTTTGGCGGCACAGGCACAGATACAACAACAGATGCAACGGCAATGGAGTCCGCCCGTAGTTCTTCCTAAAGAGAATCCTTATAAACAACCCGAAGGGACTATAATGCAATACGGGCCTTTGGGCGAAATAAAATTCATAACACCAGATTCACCGGGCTATCGAGCGATTTCTACGGGTGATGTGACATCAGTTTTCGATCCGAGAACAGGAGGGATAGAGACTACTGAGCATCCATCGGCAAAAGTATCTTCTACTACGGTCAATATAGGCAAGGCTTCGCCAGCGGAAAGAACGGCGATAGCAGAGACAAATGCCAGTATAGATGCCCTTAATAATTTGAAGAAATTGTATGATAATGTAAAGACAAAAACAGGACCAATAGCAGGTCGTATAACTCCGGTATTGGGGCTGGCGGGATTGACTACCAAGGAACAGGAAGATATGATGGCAGCTACTTTTGCATTCCAAAATGCCATAATCAAAGAGATTACGGGCGCTCAAATGAGCGAAGTAGAAGCAAATCGTATCAAGAAACAAATCCCGCTTATAACCGATCCGCCTGCCCGATGGGAAGCTAAATGGGAACAAAGTTATAAAAATCTTGAGATGCTCCAAAAAAGACGAAAAGAGGTATTGGGACAATCAGGCATACGGCCACCGGGGGTTGAAATATCGAACAAGAATATAAGAAAAAGTGAGGATCCATTAGGATTGGGACTCTAATGAATATAAAAGAATTCAGAGAAAATTATCCTGAATACGATCATGTTGACGATACGACACTTGCGAAGACTTTGCATGAAAAGCATTATTCGCATGTCCCTTATCCTGAATTTGCTAATAGATTTATGTCTGTTTCCGGTATAACTCCTTCCGGTATTCGTTCGGTTCCGCTTACTGAGGAAGAAATAACCGCAAACCAGCAAGCCGAGAAGGGGCAATTGCTGGATGCGATGATTCGGTCAGGCCGAATAGAGCCTGTTGATGATACTTTTTTTGGTAATCTTAAAAAAGAATTACCCCAAATGGCAGGTGGGACTGTTGGTGGAATAGCCGGTGCTAAAATCGGCGCACAGGCGGGAGCAAGAATGCCCGGCCACCCTTTATTAAAGGGCTTAGCCGTGACAGGCGGAGCAACAGCAGGGGCGTTTTTAGGTGGAATGGGGGGTAAGGGATACCAACAGGCATATCGAATGATCGGCCGCAATAAATCGATGTCATTGAGTGAGATTTATAACGAACAAGTCATAGCAGGTATAGAAGAAGGTGCATCGGAGCTTGTTGGTCGTGGCATAGCAGGAGCGGGTGGTAAATTATTAGCTCCTCTAAAGAAACGAGTTTTGCCCGGCGCAACAAGGCTGAATCGAGAGCTTCTAAAACGTGGAGCGCATTTAACGCCTGCCCAAATGACGGAATCACGAATTATAGACACCATAGAGGGTATGGCGGAAAAGTCCTTTTTTGGTGGCGGTAAGCTACAAAGATTAAAAACTATAGGACAGCCCGAAGCATTTAGTCGATATGTGGATGATATAGTAGAGCAAATCGCAAAAGGTACTAAAAAGCAAATGTCGCCGGAAGATGTGGGAGATTTACTTCTTGACACTATAGAAGGCAAGAGGTCGGTTTTCAAAGCGACGGCGAAAGCGGCTTATGCTAAAGTAGACAAATTAGGCAAAGGCGTAAAAGTTTCTTTGGTTGACATGAAAAAGTTTGCTCGTATAAGAATGAAAGACGCCGCTATTCGCAAAGGTATCGGCAGCACAACCGCCGGGGATACTCTGTTAAAAAAAGTCTTACAATTAGATGATTCTATTACTTTCCGGCAGGCCCAGGCGTTGCGCTCCGCCTTGTTAGATGAACGATCTGCTATGGCGGTGACGCGAGACAAGGCCTTAGGAATTGCAAGTCAGTTTATTAAACAGACAGATAGCGCAATAGAAAAAGGGTCGAAAGAGTTTTCACCCGAAGCGCTGAATGCGTGGCGGATAGCCAATAAATTCTATCGGGAAGGCCAAGAAAAGTTTAATAAAAAAATTGTCAAATCACTTACTAAGTCACTTGCCGAAAACCCGGAAGTAGCCGTTAAGAAAATATTCCGGCCGGGAGCAAGCAAGCAAATAAAAGCAGTAAAAGCAGTTATAGATCCAAAAACATGGAATACGCTAAAGACTTCATATCTCGAAACTCTTATTAAGGAAGGCTCAAATGCTGATGGTGTGGTATTGGGGAAAAGTTTTTTGAAGCGTCTTAATAAAATGGGTGATAGTACCCTGAAGACAATTTTTAACGGACAGGAGATTGCCTCAATAAGAGACATAGGCCGTGTAGGAGAAATATTACAAAGACCTACAGGCGGGAGCGGGGGCGTAGTTATACAGTTAATGCAAGCGGGGGCGGCCATGCAGCTTATTTCCGGCAAGCTCCCTGAATTAACAAGCGAAAGTGGAGTTGTTTTAATAGCTCCGACAGTATTGTCCCGTATGATAGCTAATCCGAAGTGGTCTAAATTATTAAGTACGGGAATGAAAATGCCTCGATATTCGCCGGAAGCAGCAGCTTTAATGACGCGATTGATTCGGGCTAAATATAAAATAGAGAAAGAAATGAAGCAAAACAAAACGCCTGAAGTTACTTTACGGGAATTAAGAGGTTATGGAGGCCGCGGCTTCTAAAAACCATCTAATCAATGGTATTATTAAGAACCAGAATATCCACAAGAGAAGTGATACACCCGCAAATAGCGATACGATTTTAGGGATAAAATGATGGGTAATGGAGTGATAATTTTGGGATTTGTCTCTTTTTTTATATTTATAGATGTCATAACGGCATAAACAATCATCAAGAATAATAAAAAAGAGAACCAAAAATAACGTTAATTTGAAAAATTCCATAATCATAAATTACCATATTTTGATCGTGAAAGTCAAGAAAAAAATACAAGGGATTTAAGATGGCAAAGACAAGACTCAACGGGGCAATGAAATGGATAATCACTGTAGCGGGTGTATTGATAGCTGTCGGGGCGCTCTATAAGACGGTCAATGATATGGAACCGGAAGTCAAGGCTAACACTGAACATAGGATAAAATTCGAAGAAAAAGTCTCTACAATGGAGACGAACATCTCGCGTATTCTAAAGATACTTGAGGGAGAGAAATGAGTCCGAAACGGCATATAAGCCGGTTATACGAGGAGCTCCATAAGCTTAACGAACATAATCATTTAGATATAGGGGACGCCAAGCTCAGGGCTGCCAATGTCGAATTGGCGGTTCACGAACTCCAGAAGGTGCTTGAGAAAGGAAATAACTATGGAAAAGTTGATTGAATTTATTCAGCAGAATTGGGATGAAATTGCAAAGGCGATAGCCTGTATAATTGCGGCTGCTTCGATCATTGTCAAATTGACACCCACCTTAAAGGATGACAATTGGCTTTTACCGAAGCTCAAGTTTATCTCGAAGCATATCGCCTTGAATACAAAAACACCATCAGATCGACCGAAATGACTACATTTAAGCTATTTCTGGGCGCATTGACAGCCGTGGCCGTAGCGATTGTCTATCTACTAAAGTCGAGGCCCACGAAAACAGACAAATTACAGGAGCAGATAGATGAACTCGAATCCAAGATTGAAAACAAGCGCCAAGCGATGTCTGATGCTCTTAATGCTGGCTTCGATGACCATTTTCACGCACTTCGCCGTGAATGGCTGCAACTCTGCGGGAAGCGAAATCGTCTACGTAAACGACTCTCGTAGAATTGCCGTACTTGATGTCAACGAGCCCGCTCCGTTTAAGGGCATTCTCATTACACAGGGCTATTTCGAGTATCTTTTGGATCTGGAAGGAGAATCGCAGTGAATTACCCGAAAGAGCATTGGTTATGCCGGTTATTCGGCGATATATTCGTTCTATTTATGAGACTGGCCGGTTTCATTGTCAGGTTATTTAGGCCGCCCAGTTGGAAGTAATAGTCTGCGTCTGCCGAACATCAAAATCAGGGCAGGAAATCAGGATTGCCTGTATTTCATTCGGCAAATTGACCCATAGCCTTAAAGCACCTTCGAGAGCACGAAATTTTTTTTGACCACGAGACTCGACCTGCTCGGAGAAAGTATCGGCAATCTCCTCATTTATATTGACACCGAAATTTTTTTGATCTGGTCTTCTCATATTTTTTAGTTATAAATCCCTGTTATTGCGATGTAAAACGACATTATTAAAAATTTATAGAAAATTTCTGAAATTTTCTCTTGACAAATCCACCGCGTATAGTCGATAATAACAATATAAAAGTTAATCAAGTTTAGGATACAGACAATGGTAACGGCTGTGACATCAAATGGATTTAACAACCCCGAAGAAACTCTAAGAGTCCGGCCCGCTAAGTTCAGGCAGCCGTTACCAAAGCATCTCTCTGGACGGCGGGCCATTTTTATTTTCAGGGATTCCGTTCCCGCGATTGTAAAGTCTTGCGGGTTCATAAGTGAAGGATAACAAAGTGGACAGAGAAAGTCAAGAAATAACTTGTAAGAACTGCGAATACTACGAGTTTTACGATGGGCCGGAGCGAACCGCGGATGGAAAGAAAGCGATAATGTTCTGCCGAGAGAAAAAAAGGCTCGGTTGTTATGAGTACTATGGTAACATAGACAAATGCTCTAACTTCACCCCCAAGAAGCCCAAAGAACCAGAGCCAAAGAAAGTCAGGAAGCAATGCCTTACATGCAGGTATAGCCACTTCAATAACGAAACAAGAGAAGGTTGTGGTATTGCGTTTCCAGAAATAAATAAAAAGTGTGATCATTACTCTGAATGGAAGCCTGTAGAGAAGCCCGAAGAGCAGGAGAAGCCCAAGAATGGTTGCTCAGAATGTATACATTGGGACGACACCAGAGTTTCTTTGGACGGAAAAGCTAACTGGTGTGAGTGCATGGAATTATACACCAATTTCAGCACTCACTGTACTGAGTTCACCCCCAAAGAACCCAAAGAGCCAGAAAAGCCAAAAAAGAGTTGCGGCACGTGCAAATACTTAGCGATCTCGGGCCGTGCCGAACCATGCAATTCATGTAGTGGTTGGTCTAATTATTCAAACTGGAAACCCAAAGAACCCAAAGTTAAAAAGGAGAAAACAATGTTAAAGAAAGTGAAGCACGTTATTAGAATGGCCGGAACCCTATGGTTGTTGTATGGTATGTCTCTGGTCATCATATATTTGTATCCGTGGATTCGCAAGGGCATTGGCTATGCGAATTCATGCCTGTTCGGGGTAATTAACCTCGCAATCAAGTATGATGTGGAGCAGGTAGTTGATGGTGAAACCATAATGGTACCTCATACGTGGGATGCCGGAAACCAACAACATATCTTCTACGTCTGGGCCATATCCATTGCATCTGTTTGTTTTGCCTTTTTGGCTATCTACTCTCTCCACAGATTTTCCATCTTTTACTGGAGACCTCGGAAAGAATCATGAATGATAAACCGAATAAAGGACTAAAATGAAAAATCAACCGAACCAATTAATTTCATTGATAATCGTCATTATCTGCTCGTTGATAATCCTGATCGTTATCTGCTCGGTTTCGGGCTGTGCTGCGAAGGATCGGAAGCCGAAATCTTATATCGAAATGAGGATGGCCAGTCCCGAATATGGCATGACTTTGAGAGAAGGTGTCAAGATGTTCTTTGAAGAGCCGCGGGTGGTCGATCAGGTCAAAATATCGATTATGGTAAATCAATGGCGGCGGGAAGACCAGGCGAAAGGAGTGATTGAGAATGCGAGAGCGGAAGTACAAAATCCTGGAAAATAGACTTGTCAGGCGTTCCGATAGTGTTCCGGTGCCGGATGATGAGCCGCTGTTTATTTTGCGGGCCCAGGACAGGAACGCGTTGGCTACGCTTATGGCGTATGTATCAATCTGTGTGAATCTTGAGCATCGCAGGAACGTGATGAAGACTGTCAATGACTTTACGAATTTCAGAAACAACAATCCGGAAAAAATGAAGGAGCCGGATTCGTAGGATAATTGAGAATTGAGAATGGAGAATTCAGAAGCCATAAATCAGGAGCCGAGCGAAACTGGGTCGATGAATAATTATCGCACTCCTTTATCGGAACTATGGGTTTGTGGTTCCTGTAAATGGTACGGAACGAATGAGGAACAGGATGTATTGGGTTCTCGGGATGGTTGCTGTCCACAATGCGGAAACGAAGATTTAATGCGACTGGATTCTATTGTTGAAGTGATGCACGTATGCGGAAACGAAGATGAAATCGACCGCCTGATATCTGAGAGGACTGAAATAAAAGAATATTGGGAAAGTTACGCATCGAAAAATCAAGATGTAGAAGCACCGCAAGAATTACTTGCTCTATTTCAATGCCTGACTCAAATCTTTTCAGGCGATTCGGAGAAAATATCATAAATGGAACACCGCGTGGGGTATCCCACTGTGGTCGTAAATGGTACACCACGTGGTGTATACCACTGTGGTTGAAAGGGGTTTTTGTTATGTCGAAAGAGATATTTGAATTTGTCGAAGGGATTCAGAACGAAGCTGTTTTGGCACTTGTCTGGCTGTACATACCGGTCTTATCTCGATGGGTGGCTGATGCAGGTTGGGATACGGTCCGTAAATGGCTGTACGCCTACGAGGATAACGATAATCAATGGTATATCGACCTGCTCAACAGGATGACTGTCGAGGAGCATCGGGAGGAGGACGAGCGGCGGCTGGCGGCCGTTAAGGCCCTGGGAGCGGATAAGCACATGAGAATCGAGAAAGAGCGGATGTTCCTTCGAGAACTCGTAAACACACTGATTACCAAACTGATAAGCAGGCTCTGAAGCAATGGGAAACCACGTGGGGTGTCCCACTGTGGCAGTAAATAGGAAATGTCAAGATGAAGCGGCGTGATAAGAATAAATTATATAAAGCTCAACAAAAAAGGGTAAATAGGGCTTTTAAGAATTTTCAGAACAAGATGCAGTCGATTGTCAATGGAAAAGATATTGAAAGTATTTCTATGCAAATAGGCGATGGCCCGAAAACCAAAATCGAAAATAAGACACCACGTGGGGTATCCCACTGCGGTCGTAAATAGGAAATGTCAAGATGAAGCGGCGTGAATTGAGAATGGAGAATTCAGAATGAAAAAGCATTTTGGATTTATGGACGGTGAACTGGCAAGGTCGAAGAGCCAAGAAGGCGGCTTTGGGGTCATGGCTTTTGGAGGCGACTGTATCCGCCATTATACGTTCTGGCAAAGGCTGAGATTGGCGATATTGTTGCTGGCTAAATGTAATATATGCGATCTGCATGTGCCGTTATCGCCCAAGTGTGAATGGTCAACACCTGCCTGGTGCAAGAATTGGGTGAGAGAAAATAGAAATCCGACGGTCTGCAAGGCTTTTGAAATTGGAGCGAGTATAAGAGATGAAAATTTCTGCGATAAGAATAGTAAAAACACGAATCAAGGATCGGAGTCAGCACGCGACAGCGTCGGCCCGGCGGATTCGGAGAAATGATAAATACCAAGGTTCTTTTACAAGTTCATAACTCATCAAGAACATCGGTGGCATTCGCAAGATCGGAACGCAGGATATGTGCATAAGAGCGTTCTGTTGTCCTGATCGAGGCATGGCCGAGCATTTTGCTCACTTTGGCGATAGGTACACCTTTGATTAGAAGTTGAGTAGCAAACCAATGTCTCATCGCGTGGGGCCCGAATGGTTATCGGCATACGAATTAGTGCCGGCGGCTCGGACGTTCTCTTGGTTGTTTTGTGGAACCAGAAGCGAACTAAAGAGACCGGACAGACCAGTGAGCTTAACTGTTCATCGGCTTAGTTTATTAGTTTAAGTCGACTCTCTTAGCAGGGAGCAAGCCACAATAACGGCAGCAGGTTAGAATCCTGCCCGCCGGCCAGTCATTATCAGACCGATATTCGCCAATCGGCTCCTCCTCTAATATCGGTCACAAATGGATGGAAGGATTGCGCACGGATGGTCACGGACGGCGCCGGGCGGGAACGACACTTCTTACCTGAAAAGCCAATGCCCGACTTCACTTGGCCTCCATCTTCCATCCTTTATTGTGTCATCACCCTCCTCCGACGATGGGCCAGGGACGGCCTTGGCCCATTGTTATTACCGCAGGGTAGAGCAGTCTGGCAGCTCGCATGGCTCATAATCATGAGGTCGCGGGTTCGAATCCCGCCCCTGCTATTAGAGCGTTTCATATTTACCCCGGTGCCTCAGCGGGTTATCTGAGGCATATATTTGAAAAATAAATAATGCCAGCAGGGACGGCGGCGTGTACGCATACACATATCTATCGCTTCCGTCGTGAGTGGACCGGTTCGATAGAAATCCTCAGGTAGGCCAATCCTACCCGTCCCACGCTGGCACCTTTTAGAAAGGATAACAATGAACGATCTTATCGAAAAACTAAAAGACAAGGACTATGTCCGAGCCTTCGGGCTTATGAAGCCGGAAGAACAGGAAGTATTAGAGTCTGTCGGGTGGCAAAATAGACTGGTTTATATTCTTAATAAATGGAGAACAGATTCTGGTAAAATCAAAGGCAACGAAAGAGAAGATCTAACCTACGCCATCAAGCCCGATTATCAGCCTGAGCCTGAGCCCGAGCCTGAGTTAGATAAAGGTTTGTACGAAGAACTAAGAAGCATTGTTATTGCTTCGATCCCGGGTAATGGCAAAGAGCCTGTTTGGGATGGTTCTGTAATTGGAAAACCCAATCAGCATACACTTGTAAAAATGGGATTGGTTGAGTGCTTTCGTGGATATTATTTTCCCACGCAAAAAGGCAGGGAAGTATATAAGAATTATCAGCCTGAGCCCGAGCCTGAGCCTAAGTACGTGAACTTGGAGATAGAGGAGTTTGCTGATGGCGAAAATACAAAATGGTTAGGCGTTTGGAATACTCCAGAGGCATTTTTCCTGCCTCACCAATTCACCCACCTTCACTGCCTGCCGAGCCTGCCGAACTTCGATGGATTTTACACGAGCAGGGCCGGTTTAGTTGAAGTTGATTTTCAATGGGTGTCACGCCACATGCCGGGTGTGGTCGCAAGATTTAGAAAGTAAATGAGTACGAGTATCGGTCGGGGATGCAAGGCACGGAGAATTTTGATGAGCCGAAAAACAGTAAGTTATGTCAATGCAATTAGGAGACTGAGACTTACAACCCCAGAGGCAAGTAAAGCCGGCACGGAGGCCGGCCGGCATCCCCGGCAATATAGAAAGGAAATGAACGATGATAAGACCGAAGCGGTTAGTCATGGCGTTAGTAGCGGCGGCGGCAGCCTTTTTTGAACTGTGCTTTACGGCGAGAACAAAACAAAAATATTGAACCACGAAGGACACGAAGGGTCACCGAAATATTTGTGGCGGCCCTTGAGGAGATAGATAAATGATAAATGATTATCGAGGCATGACAAAAGAAGGTGTATGGGTGTATGGGGATGTGATTCATGCGAATGATAAGTCTTAAAAGAGCTATTGAAGAACGCGGCAAAGTCATCGGCAACATCCACGATAAACCAGATTAAATTACGAAATAAGGAGAAAAAATAATGGCAGAGAAAAAACGAATGGTTGTAGTAACGACAGACAATACCAGGCGTGGTGTATTTTTCGGCGAGCTTGTCAAGCATGATGAGAAAATTGAAATAGCGGTCTTGAAAGATGCGCAAATGGCCGTTCATTGGTCATCGGCCACAAAAGGCGTATTAGGACTTGCCTCAATAGGGCCACAAAAAGGGTCGCGTATCACGCCGATTATCCCGAAAATTAAGTTGAATGGAGTAACCTCAATTATGGATGTTACTAAAGAGGCTGTAGAAATGTGGAGGAAAGAACCGTGGAATTAAGCGACGGCTACGGCTACGGCTACGGCTTCGGCTACGGCGACGGCCACGGCTACGGCTTCGGCGACGGCTACGGCTCCAGCTCCGGCTTCGGCGACGGCTACGGCTCCAGCTTCGGCGACGGCTACGGCTACGGCTACGGCTCCGGCGACGGCGACGGCGACGGCTACGGCGACGGCAAAATAGAGATTGAGATAATCAAAGAACAATCGTGGTTAGCCTATCATTATATCCGTAAATCCGAAGATGGTAGTTATGTTTTGCGTTTGGGCCGTCATGTTTCAATCGGGGATGTATTGAATGAATCAAAAATACAAATGTGTCAATGCGGGTTGCACGCTTCCATGCTGCCAGAAGAAGCGAGAATTTATGCACCAAATGATTCTGTTTTAACAAGAGTAAGAATCTGGGGCAAAGTAATTTGTGGGAAAGATAAACTTGTTGCGACGCATCGTCAAATTATTAAGGAAGTAAGTTAAACTTGAAGTCATGGGTAACATCCACGAGGAGAACAATAATGTCTGAACACTACGAACAATCAGGTCACAATATTGTGGTAGATGAGCCATTGGTTGATTGTGCTGGTTGTGGTAATACTACCCGCGAAACCTTCGAGTGCGAGGCTTGCGGGAATTATTACTGCATGGATTGTTACCGGCAATTCAGCAATGGCATTTGCCAGGACTGTCATACGAAACTGTGGAGCCTAATAGACTCCGTCCTTGCTGGAATTGACATTCAGGGCTATTGGTACACCGGGCCTACGATAACCGATGAGCGAGTTGTGTTGGAATACATTTCGGCTGATGGGCCAACGATTGAGGTCCATATTTCGAGGGGAGAATGATGAAACGTCAAGTCATTGACTGTATTCAGGGAAGCGATGAATGGTATGAAGCGAAGTGGAATAAGAGCTGATGGCTTACGAGATATTGAAGAAGCTCTGAAAGGAGAGACCGATGGCAATCAAAGAAATAACAGTAAGTCGTAGCGGTGTACTTCCTACTGGCAACTATGAGAATCTACGACCTTCGTTCTCTATAACGGCAGAGGTCGTAGATGGTGACGATTACAAAGAAACGATTAAAAGTTGCAACGAATACCTGTGTCATTTATTTGAAATGGAAGACAAGAGGGCAAGGGCGGAACTTTTACAAAAGCGATATCGGAATTTCAGATGGTATCACAAGAACGGCAATAAGTATATTTCGGTTACGACCGTAATCGGGTGGGGAAACCGGCATACTATCTTCAAAAAATTCACAGATGATGAATTGGCCCAATATGCTTCTCAGGGCAATATTATCGAAGCATTGATAATCGAATATCTAAAAACAGGTAAGTGGATTGACCCCGACGAAAATAGCACATTACAAAAAGATGTTGCTCTTTTAAGAATGGGCAATTTGGGTTTTCACTGGAACACTTGTACCCACAGGGCTTTCATGGAAAAGTTCGGGGAGAAGATAGGTCAAATCGAAGGCTATCAAGGTGAAGTCTTTAACGATGATTACGGTTATGCCGGCACTTATGACATTCTCGGAGAATTCGATGGCAAGCGGTCTATCATAGACATTAAGCGGAACTACTTCGATATGCGACAACTTGCGGCTTATGCGATGTGCCTTAAAGACATCGAGCAGCTTGTCATCTTCAAAGTCGGACCAACAGACAATAAGTGCGGATATTACAAGCCTATTGTCTGTACGGATATTCAAAAAGAGTTCGATAGTTTCCTCGATGCCAGAGAAAAATTCAAGCAAACATTCGGGATATAGGAGAATGACAATGGATCATCCAGATAACTGTCAATGTATAGACTGCCGTCTTGAGTGGGCAGATAGTCAAGTGAGTCAGGCGATGGCTTACAGAGAAAAACTGGAAAAGGAAAAGGAGCAGCATGAACTTTCAAGCAATACAACAGATTAAAGGCCAAAAAGACGGTAATTACCCAAAGAGGTTAGATATGTATGCTGTTTTGAATGAACTAAAAGGTACATATTTCAACGCAAACAAAACGGCTTGCCATGATTGTGTAATTACCGATACAACCGGTGAGAAGCACAAAGTTACTCTTTACAAAGACGCCCCCGCTGTAAATTTATTGGGTACTCAGCAAGTGTTCAGTTTATATGCCTATGATGGTACTTTTACCGATAAGTCAACGGGCCAACAGAAGTCTTATACGGGATATTCCGGTTTTTGGGTCGCAAATCCCCAGAGACATCAACAATCAAGCCAGAACGCCCCACGGAACCCCCCTCAGAGGCCACAGCAGGCCGCTCAAGCCGCGAACGCCCCGCCGGGCATAGATACTCAAAGCCAAATATTGGCGATGGCAGAGAGGTTCCTATCGGCCATAGAGGCTCTTATTTACCCAAACGCCAATACAACAGATCGCCCTACCCAGCCGTCCGGTCCAAACCCGGATTATGTCGGTGATAACCCATCACCGCCGCAAGATGACTCAATTCCTTTCTAAAATGGAATTTATATTGACATCCATTTTGAATATGTTATAATTGGCATATTTGAAAGGAAAGATTATGATTGAAGTAAAAAAACAATGTTTTAAGTGCAAAGAGTGGAAAGACCCAGAAGATTTCTACAAACATCCTCAAATGAAAGATGGCCATTTGGGAAAGTGTAAAGAATGTACAAAAAAAGATGTTTTGGAACATCGCAACAAAAACATTGAACGCATCAGGCGTTATGATAGGGAACGTAGTAAATTGCCTCATAGAATGGCAATGAATATAGCAAGAACTAAAGTGTTCCGAAAAATGAAACCAATGGCCTATGCTGCTCATATAATTGTTGGCAATGCTGTTAGGAGTGGCAAACTGAAAAAGCCCCGTAAATGTAGCGAATGTGGACAAAAAAGATTAATACACGGTCACCACGAAGATTATTACAAGCCGTTAGATGTTATATGGCTATGTCAAGTATGTCACAAAAAGAGACATAAGGAGAAATAATGGCTTTAGATATAATAGAAGTACAGGAAGATATAAATCGTAGAATCGGATGGCTCGAAAATCTTTTGAAAAAACTCGATAAAGCCGGACAGGACAAGGCCGATGCTATTGCGAATTACGATGTGACATTTGCGGTGGCTATGGCTAAATTGTCCAGAGGTAAAATCAGCCAAATAGAATATGAGGAAAAAAGCGAGACGAAGAACGTCCTATTACCCGAAACAATACCGGCAACTGTCTTGGCTAAATTTGCCGCGGGATTGTGTTGGAAAGAAAAAGCGGCGTTAGAGATAGCTACCAATGAGTACAAAGGCCTTCACACTAAAATAGAAACCACAATGGCTACTCTTAATGCCAAACAAAGTATTTTCCGGCATTTGAGCCACGAGGCGCAATCCTAATTAGAAGGACAAAGACAATGGCTAAGAAGCCAAAGATGCACGCTGGAGACATAGAATTGGCTCTTGCTTATCGCTACAAGTGGCGACAAAACTTGATAGTTCCAAATGTGTACTATGGTTTGGGTTTTAGGTACGAACTCGATTTAATGATAGTTACCCCTGCTGGATGGGCCACAGAAATTGAAATCAAAGTCTCTTTGTCTGATCTCAAAGCCGACAAGAAAAAGAAACACAACCATTTTAGCAATAGAATCAAATATTTATACTTTGCGGTTCCTGAAAAGTTGCGGGATCAAGCCTTGGAACTAATTCCTGAACGCGCCGGCCTGTTCATTGTCCGACCGGATTTGCAACCGAATAACTTTAGAAAAACAGAAATAATAAAAACTCCGTTTACAAACAAATCCGCTCGTAAAATCACAAACGCTGAACGCATTAAACTTAATGAACTCGCAACCATGCGAATATGGTCGCTTAAAAAAGTTATATATGATTTACAAAGAGAATGAAGGGTTTAAGGAGACTGATAATGGCTAAAACTGGTAGGGGGCAGATGTGGTAATCGTACCGAATCCGAAGAGATTGAATATCTCCGAAAGAGAATCAAGTTCATAACAACAAATATAAATGCGTTGTTTGATGAAAACATAAAACTCAAAGACGAGAACGATAAGCTTATAGAAGCTTTACAAAAAATAGACAATTGGGCACAAGCCTATCCACTTGAGGTATTCCCGAAACCCGACCTAAAAAAGGCCGCTGTGGTACTAAAAGCTTCTGGTATGACATTAGACTCAATTTTGTACGATGCGAAGCGTCATGTACTCGAAGGTGTTAAGGACATAGTAGGTGAAGCCCTGAAAGGCGGTGACTGATGGAAGAGTTAATGCGATTAGGTTGGAAGTTTGAATTTCATGGCAACCAGCTTGAGACTTTTTCATGCACAGCGAGAAAGGGTGAAGTTGAATTGTCTGCGGAGGCTTTCGACTGGTGGCCTTTAGTAGTTGATATAGTTGGCCAATGCGATGAAGTCGAGGCACAGAGGCAGGAGTATCCGAAATGACATACACGGAAGAATTCGAGACATTTTGGCGCCAATACCCCCCACGCTGGAATCAGAATCTGAGCGTATATGTAAAGAGGAAAAAGTGCCCGGCTTTCAAAGTGTGGCAGAAACTGCCGAAGGAAATTCGCGCCAAATGTTTGAGAATCGTTAAGAAGATTAAAAAGTCAGAGGGCACGCCAAGAGACGCCGTCACATGGTTAAATCAAGAAGGATGGGATGATATAGAGGAGGAATGGACGCCCTCACTGCCCGCAGGAGCGACGATCTCGATGAAGGCCGTGCCGGAGGTCGCTGTAAATACAAATAATGAGCGCAATAGACAAATGGAGAAATTAAGCAAGGATGCCAAAAGCACTAACCGGGACTAAGAAAACCGCATGGGATGCTTTTGCCCAGTGGGTGAGAGTAAGAGATTGCATTGAGGCTACGGGCTATCCCTTTGTAGGGGTGTGTATAACCTGTGGCAAGAATTTTCATATCAGCGCATTACACGCCGGGCACATGATGGCAGGAAGGCAGAACGCCAAACTTTTTGATGAGCAGTTAGTTCATGTCCAATGCTATTTTTGTAATTTCGCACCGGGCGGCAAGAGCAAAAAGTTCCGCAAGAAAATGGTCGAAAAACATGGGGAGGAACAAGTCTCCCAATGGGAGCGGAAAGCCCGCAAAGTACTGAAAACTAAAGACATGGACTTCCCCGCAATTACTCAAAAGTACCGCGAGAAGATAAAGTCATTACTTCAACCCTTCGGCTACAAGACATATTCCGAAATGTTACAGGGACATCAATAATAATGATAATCCGGCATGGAGGCATAACTTACCTTACGATAACTTACGATCCTCTGGAATGTAATTATTTATACAAAAATACTCTATGTACAGTCAGGGGATCCGAACTCAAAAAGGTCAGAAAAAAACTGGGCATAATGCAAAAGACTCTGGCGGAAATATTCGACAAAGAGGATTGCGATTTTAGCTGGGAGCCCAGCTATATATCAAAGTACGAGCATAAGAAGGATATTCGCCTGCCGATTGATAGGGTCCACGCGATGATCCGTGCGGTCGCAAGGGCGTACATGAAAAAGGTCTCTAATAATGATTAAAGTATGTAATGTCTGTGGACGTGCGAAGGAGCTTACGGAAGAATTCTGGTATCGTAACAAGTATACCAAATCGGGGTTCTTGGATTCCCGGTGCAAGGCATGTCAAAAGGAGATCGTTATGAAAAGAAGGCGAACCTTCATACCCGAAACGTTCGGCGACTTCGAGAAGCGATGCCTTGAAGATCAATACAAAAGGTCTCTCGTAAAGACGCCATCAATATTTAAGGAGATATCCACAATCAGGGCGAAAGGCGGTGAATGATGAACAGGGAATTTAGACGAGAATCCGAGATGGAGCAACCTGTTTGGAAATGGCTTGAGAAGTGTGGCTATATCGTCCATCGCCAATCAACTTTATTGTCCGGAGGAATACCTGATTTGCTCGGCTACTCGGTGATTGAAGATACATTCGCTGCGGTCGAGCTTAAATTGGACCGATACACAATAGCAAAAGAGCAGGCGGAGTGCTATAGATGTTATTGCCAGTTATCGTACGTGGCCTTTCCTTCACAAAGAGCGGAACGTATCTTCAACAGACACCGTGATCATCTGGCCGGCTCCGGGATAGGTTTACTGTCCGTCAAGTCGGACTCTGTAAAAATATTATTGCCTGCAAATTACAACAGACAGGCAGATTTCAAAGGGCTGTATAAACGATTCAAACGAGAGATTAAAAAAGTGAAAGGCGGTGACTGATATGAAAAAGTCTAAACCAATAAAAGTAGATGAAGTTATACAATTATACAAAGAACAATTAAATAGACATGATTCAGAAAAAGATTTTTTCACCAAAGAAGAAATCCATTTACTTATAGAGCATGAAGAAAGTCTAAGAGCAAAGATCATGGAACTCGAAGCCGAAAACGCCAGGCTGAAAGAGAAGCTTGATAAATACATAGTTGTTGAACAAATACTTAACAAAGCTATCCCTGAATTTTTAGCAGAAAACTTCATTATTAAGCCCTGAAAGGCGGTGAATGATGGCAAAGAAGCAAAGAACAATACTGTTAAATAACGTCAACGATACAACTATTACAAACCATCAAGGGGATTTTACTTGGACATTCCACGATTATCATAAAAACCTCGACGTAAAAATCAAACTTGAAAGATGGTGGATAAGTTTCTTGGCTGAAAATCTTTGGGATGTACTACGAGAAGAAGAAGAGGAAATAGCCAAGTTGGGTGAAGCCCTGAAAGGTGGTGAATGATATGGGAATTGAAATAACATTACGGGACATAGCCAACGAAAGTAAGTTAAACAAAGCTGAGAAGACATCTTTGCGGTTAATAGCAAAGGAAGTTGAAGGGATCATTGCCGAAAACGCCAGGCTGAAAGAAGAAAACAGTCGGATGATAAAGTTTTCTACTGATATACTTGGTGAGATAACTTTACAAGAGTTTGACAGGATTGTTAAAAACACGATTGATTATACCAGCCTTCGAGCCGAGAACGATAAGCTTGAAGAAGCTTTACGAAAAATAGACAATTGGGTACAAGCCTATCCTCTTGAGGTATTCCCGAAACCCGACCTAAAAAAGGCCGCTGTGGTACTAAAAGCTTCTGGTATGACATTAGACTCAATTTTGTACGATGCGAAGCGTCATGTACTCGAAGGCATTAAGGACATAGTAGGCCAAGCCCTGAAAGGTGACTGATGGCAATAATTTCAGACGAACATATAGAAATAGCCAATTTTTTACTTCCATACGTAATAGATTTGGCAAAAACTCACGATGGATTAGTCGAACCCGATGAAGCAACTGAGAAAATAATGTTAAGATGTTTCGGCGTAGGATTTAGTTTGGGGGTGGCTTTTAATAAAACGCCAGAGACCTTTCATTGGAGAAAAAGACTGGACAAAGCATTTGAGATTATGCGAAAAGGGCGGTGACTGATGGCACGAAGTGATAGACATATCGAGCTACAAAATATGGTTACTCGATGGATAGGTAATCGTTCATTTAAGATATGCGGATTGCCGGAATCTAATTTTGTCGGGTACGTTGCTGATTATGTAGCTATCGCAGGAATGCTCGATGCGGAACACACAAGATACACAAGCCATTCTAATTTAACAAAAATGTCAATGTCTCATTGGCCCGGTGAGGGATATAAGATAAGCGGAGACATTGATCGTTGGTATGTTTGTGTCTTTGAAGTTAAGGTATCAAGACAAGACTTTTTGAATACCTTTAATGGTAAGGACACTCCACACGCCAAAGCAAGGATGAAACCGGTTGGTACGGCCCATTGGGTGGTTGCAGATAAAGGTGTTTGCAAGCCGGAAGAATTGCCGGACTTCTGGGGACTTTTAGAACCTTACGGCGCAGGGCTGACAGAGAAGAAAATGCCTAAGCTCAATATCTTGCCGGACAGCGAGATACACGCAATGGCTTTTGATATGTTGTGGCAGCAAATGAATTTCCGTAGAAGTTATCACAACCAATTAATAGAAATGTCGAAGTCGATAGAAGATGTTCATTCAGCTATTGTCAGGCAAAAGCCAATAGAAGAATTGCTGCGTCTATCGAATAAAGCAGTCGCGGCTTGCCGTGGATTTGCAAAACCAGACAGAAGTATATTCGAAACGCAGGGAGAATCTGAAAGGCGGTGACTGATGGAAGAGTTAATGCGATGAAGTCGAGCAGAAAGGAGTATTTGAATGACAAAAATCCTTTTGAAACTATGGCTTAATCATCCCGGTATATTCAAGCTTATCTGTTGGTTCAAAGGCCATAAATGGCTCAAGTTGAACAATAATGGGAAGTTTGTAAATAACTGGATTTGTTCAAGATGCGGAGATGCAAAACCATGAAAGAACATCCGATTCTATTTAGTGCTGAAATGGTCAAAGCTATTCTTGATGGCCGAAAGACGGTTACTCGAAGGGTAATTAAAGAAATTCCGCCATACTATATCATAGGGAATAAGCCCCAGAGTTACGGTCCCGATGATTACAATTTTTACGACTTAGCCTTTCCAATAGAAACTTACCCGACATTAGTAACTCCCCGTTATCAAGTCGGCGATTTACTCTGGGTGAGAGAGACATGGTGGCAAGGGCAAGGGCCAACATGGGGTAGTAATTGTATAGTTTATGATGCAGATAAAGCAATAGGATGGACAGAAGGTTCTCACTTTGACATTACGGATATGAGGCAATTTAAAAAGAAACCATCTATATTCATGCCTAAGTGGGCAACTCGTATATGGCGTGAGGTAGTAAGTGTTCGGGCGGAGCAATTGCAGGAAATAACAGAAGATGATGCAATTGCAGAAGGCATTCGGATGTATGAATACGGCACAGAATATGACAAGAAATACGGTGGCCGTGAGAAAAATATGTCTTATAGCGTTGGTTTTGGGACTAAACGTCTTTCTCTTGGTGTTATGCCGAACAAGGCGATTGTTGGATTTCGGCGGCTTTGGAATTCCATCAACGCCAAGCCAAAACCAATTTACAAGACCATCAAGGATAAAAAACAAATCATCGGATATGTAAGCTACCCGTGGGAAAATGTCCAAGAGGAAAGAGAGTATCGAGGAAAAGTATGGCATGTAATAGGCAATCCGTGGGTATGGCGAGTCGAGTTTAAGAAGTATCCGAAAAAACAGCGTTAAGATGAGATATTCTTATGACATATTGTACGAGCAGAAAGGTTGTTCGGCCGGTTCTGGACCGCCGGCCACAAGTCATCATGGCCGGCTATATGTCACGCAGCCGTGGGATTCACTGGAACAGGAAGAGATTGAAATAATGCCGCGAAAAAACAGGAAAATAACAGAAACTGATTGGGCTCATATCGCATATTTACGCTTCACAGCCCGCCGTCTAAGCGGATAATTAGTTCCCTGCTTGAATATTATTAAAATCTTCAAGAACCATATTAACATCTTCATTTGTAATCTCAGACTGATCCCAAATTTCTTCAAGCGATTTGATATCAAAAGAATTACAGTCAAATTCTACATAGTCAGGTGCATTCATGTCCACTACGTATTCGGGATAGTTCCCTACCCGCCGCCACGGCGCTACCCGGATGGCAGCGGGGAGGATGTTATTCGCAAAGATGGAACGGATATCTGCCGTGTGCGGCGGCGTATAGTCTGTCAAATTCTTCGCCGATACGCTCACGGAGCGCATCAATAGCGGCCACACGAAAGTCAAAATGAGGCGGATCAATCTCATCAGCCTGCACGCTGTCGAGTGTCGTTTCCAAGCTGTCCAGCCAATCAAAAAAATACCCACCCTGATCAATTATCCCGATATAGCCGAACGGCTGGTCACCTTTGCCACGGCCCTGATAAAGGTCAATTATATCTATATCTGCCATTTTTCTTGCCCTTTCATTCAACTGTTAAGTTTTTCTAAATAGTTCCCTACCCGCCGCCACGGCGCTACCCGGATGGCAGCACAATATATGCTATCCGTTTTTTTAGAGCCTTGCAGGCTTAAGCGGGCAACTTGCCCCGGCTTTGTAATGTGAGGCCCATATCACTTAAACCCAACCGCCCCACAACATGACTATTCCATAACATCACTCCGGAGCACGGTTTTGTGTGCAAAAGTACAGGTTGAGTAATTGATGCCCACTTTGCCGCTCGTACAACCTCGTTCAATTGCGAGTGATATTGCGGTAACGATCCGTCAAACGTCAATATTCCCGATCCCGTAACATACACCGAGCAGATCCCTTTCATGGCTTGCTGGAGCGTTGCTATTCTGTTACCATAAAAAACAGGTTCGCAATCAATCCCATAATTGCAAGGTTTGATGAATTGATTAGTAGTTTTCATTTTCTTGCCCTTTCGTAAAAAAGCCCCCCAGCGGCAAACGCCAAGCATGACGAGTGCGAGCGGCGAATGCCTGGGGGACATGTGCACAATTGAATTGTTCGTTTGAGGTGATAAGGGAGCTAATTAAGTTGTTATTGATTCTCGTCATGCTAAGTTAATTATAGATGGATAATCGAAAAAGTCAACAAAAAAATATAGACTATTTTATAAATGCCTGATAATACAGGGTTTATAGCACAAAAAAATTATCATAAAAACGGCCAAAAGACTTTATGTCACCATGTTTTGTGATTTATAATGTGGTGACATGATAAATAAAAGGATTGATTGTCAATATGAAGTTAAGTTGGTAGCTCGTATCCAGCGATGGAGTCGGGCTACCTTTTTATATAGATTGCCGAAACTGAGGGAAAATCCGGTAAGTAGTAAGCAATCAAGACAAACAGCAAACCTTGTGCAATTTGAGGGAGCCACGTCTGCCAACTTGACGACTCCAAAACCGCCAACGTTGCTATCCATGCTATGGCGGGAGGGCACTACTTTACAAAAGCTGCGGCGATGCATAATACACAGTGCCTATGCATTAAACAGAGCCGTTTGGATAGTTGTCTCAGACTCTACCACTACTTTATACTGCGGTCATGAGATTACGTCGGATTGAATTGCATAAAACCTGCGATTATAGGCATTTTGCCACTAAAAACATTAACTCCTGTTTTTAGCCCTAAAAGTTGTCTTTCTCTTGAACATACATTACCTACGGTCATGAGACAAACTGATAGACAATTAAAACTGTTAGAAGGTTTAACTAATAAGCAGTTTAAGGCTAAATATAAGCCTAAAGCTCTAAAAAGGCGAAAAAAGTCTAAAAAAGAGAGACAGGCATTAACATCTGAACAGCAAGAGAAATACATCAAATCTGTTCAGAGAAAAAAAGAGTCAAAAAACAGGATAAAAGATCGAGTGCCGGCCACAAAAAGTAAGAATTGCACAACTTGTTTTCATTATAAAGGCGGGCATTGTGACGGTGTATCTGTGAAATATTGCTGCAAGCACTATTTCGATCCGACGGATCCGAAAGAATGGGCAGCATAAATCTAAGGAGATAACATGGCAAAAGGACAGCCAAAGCACGATGGAAGTGGTCGCGGAACCAGAGCCAACAAAGGTCGTGGCGGTTGTAAGACTAATCAAGCTACAGGCAAAGGCCGCAAGAAAGGCTGAAAAGTTAAGTTTTGGATATATGACAGTTTGTTCAATGATTATATCGAGGGCACTGGTGTTGTGCTTTATCATTTTATCCACCACTTATGGAAAGTGAGACCGGATGCAAATAATAGGTTGTCTGGTGACGTGTTATTGCTACATGAAAACAGCATGATTTTACAGGATTGAATCTTCAAGAGCTTATAAATATTCCGGAAGGCGATATGTTAAACCCGGACTAATGTAATTTAAGGAGAAAATTATGGACGATCAATCGGTAAAAAGGCAAAGGGAAGTTGATAAGGTTATGGTGTTGATAGAGAAAGAACTTGCTGCAGTTGAGCATTGTTTTGGCGAGTTGGATAAGCGATTGCAACCAGTAGTCAACCCACAACCCAAAGAAAAATCTCCTGATTCCGCGTCGTCAGCACCGCCGTTATGTTCATTAGCCGAGGGTTTGAACCAATTTGCAATGCGGCTAACATCCCTATCCAAAAGATTAGGTGAGTTAAACGAAGATATACAATTATAAGGAGAACTAAGATGAAGTCAGTAAAGATTGCATTCGTAGCGTTTATTTTAACTATTTTGTCGGTTTCTGCCCATGCTGATTTGACGTCGTGGTTATATGGAGGTCCGGGTCTCATTCAAGGTGAGGGCCAAAACGAGGATATTACTCTTCGTGTGGGTTGGGTTGAGGATTCGTTAGAGTTGGGTTTATCATCCTCATTTTACTCGATGCAGGAGGATCCCCACATATTTGGTGCGTACAGTTTATATTCATTCGCCCCGATTATGATATCGAATCCATTTCCGGCCCAGTGGTTACCGGCAGAGATCGAGGTTGTTCCGTATTTAGGCGGTATGATAAGTCTTGACTTTTTACGTGACGGTCGTTACATCGGTCC